TGATAATAATCCTATTTCACTTGCATGTTTACCTATCCATGAGTCAATACTACCTAGTTCATCTTTTACAGATAAGTCAAAGTATATTGATATGAATTTTCTTTTAGAAGCATCATAGTATGTTACTGATTGTCTTTCTGGTATGATTGAACCATTAGGATTTAATATGTAAGGACTCTTTAAGTTTTGTTTAGCTTTTTTTGCCATGATAATATAATTTAAAATTAATAAAAAAGGAGAAAGCACGAGCCTAAATTGTGCTAATTACATCGCTGATTTGGCCATGCGATAACTCCTGTTGATTTTATGTTGCACATCGTCTTTAGCATAAAGCTTAGTCAACTTCGCAACTTAATGTAAACCGTATAACTATGAATATGTTTTTTCAAGATACTCAATGAAAGTCGTACGAGATGTAGCTGATTTGTATAGTGCATGCAGTAGAACTAATGTTAGCATGCCTGTAAATAATAAACCGATTGCTGTAAAGATTACCATAATTATATATTTTTAGATTAATATTTATGAACAATCGTATATTTCGGGACGTATAACTTGACAATGTCATAAAAAAACGCTAACTTTGGAACCGAATAACTGTTCTATGAATGTTATACGTATAGTATACCGAACAACTAAATAAATAGTTTACTTAGAACAAACGTTATTATCACCTTATAAATTATCAAAGCCTTGATAATCAATTAGTTAGATAAAATAGATAGTAAAATATATGTATAATTTGTACGATATGTGGTTTTGTAGACAGTCTTAGACTTTTATACGTATATAAAAAAAAAGAGCAATTACTTGCCCTTCTTTAATGTTTTTATCTGTGGCTCACCGAATCTTTTGTATAAGTAATAACATACGTATAGTCCTAGTCCGAATCCTACGACCTGGAACATGATTACTAATAAAGAGAATATAGCGCTGAGTGTTATGTATAAAAATGTTTGCATAGTTGTATAATTTTTTTTGTAAATACTGTAGAAAAATCGTATAGGGGTATGCAAAATTCTGTAATAGGTGGGGGCGTATAAACACAACGTATGACTCCCTGAAAAATAAATAAAAATTTTTTATATTTGTTCTATGAAGAAAAGAAAACTAAATAGTAGCAATCCTCGCTACAAGAAAACCGAAGAAGCTGCGGTGGAAACTAGAAAAGAATTAATAACAACTGTAAAGGGCGTAAAGGTGTACGCTGTATTTTATCAATGAGTTTAAGATATTCTGAGCATTACAATGGTGATATTACATTTTCGGATGAACTGAATGTGTATTATCTAAATCGTGCTTATGATAGCTTTGATGATTTGGTAGAAGATGAGTGTACTATTATGAATCGCATCCTTGATTTAGACTTTGCTATAATAGATAAGAGCATGTCTTTAAAGTTTAAGGAGGGACGCCCACAATGGGTAACAAAGCTTCATCTTCAGTATCTTAAATAATTTCATTACCTTTGTAAAAAAAAGATTATGCCTAAAGTTGGAAATAAAAGATTTAGTTATACCACAGCAGGACAAGATGCTGCTAGACGGTATGCTAGAAAAACAAAGCAACCTATAGTATATTCATATGATGAAGGAGGTCTTTACGAAGAAGGAGGGTATACGCCTTATGACTTTGAAAGAGCTAATAGAGAAATGGAAAAAATAGAAAGCTCTAGACCAAAGCCGACTACTATGCAGCCAGTAGCACTTGGTATGTTTAATACAAAAGCAGA